TCAATAGGTGGCTACTTTACCAGATTCTTTTGTGTCTGTAACGACAGATTGCACGTAGGACAATAACCAAAAACTTTTTCGCCCATCCTTGTATGGCCTTTGGTATCTGCCTTCACGAATCCGAGCGTCTAGAGTTTCAGGTTCGATATTGAGCATGTGTGCAAATTCTTCACGACCAACTCGGCGTTCTTCTTTTGACTGAGCAATACGTTCAGCTACAGCAACAATCTTTTCTAGAATGCTAGCCTCTATTTTAACTATTTGTCCCATTTACTCCTCCTTACTTTCCGCTTTAGGGTTTGCCCACCAAAGAACAGGGCCATTTTCTGAATCAAATGCTGCTATTAGAAATAAGCCTTCTTGTGGTGGCTGCGGCTTCCAGTTGGACCAATCACTAAGATTATCTTCTGGAATCTCTTCAATATCCCAATAGTCAAGGTTTTCGATTTTTATAGAAACACCAAGGTTCTTTTGCAGTTGTGCCCATTGTTCTTTTGTATAAAACTCAGCATGCTCTCCAATTGTGTCATGTAGCTCTATATCAGGATGGAACCAGCAGCTATTTAAATCATCCGGTACTTGTGTTGGTTGTATTTGATATTTCATTCCTCAGCTCCATATCCGTAAAATTGTTTTGCCTCATCAAAGCTTTTGGTTACAAGGGGAGCAGAACCTTTCTTGTAGCAAATTACAATTTCATCAAATTTAAAAACACGTTCAGCAGTCTTCAAATCAAAGCATTGATACATTGCTTGGTTGAACCAGCTTTCTACATAAAATAGTTTTTTAATATGATCCTTACGGGTGCCGTGCCATTTCTGGACTTTGATAACATCATCGAAAATTTCTAAGAAAAAGTTGTTGCCTTCCTTTTCATGCATTTTTCTATAACGATCAACAGCTCGCTCCGCTATCTCTTTTGAGGCTGCTGGGGTTTGTTTAAAAGGGCTATCGCCTTCAGGTCGCATTGCAACTGCCCATAAAGTTGATTCACTCATCCTTCAGCTCCCGATACGTTTGGCACACTATGAAAATGCATCCAGTGTGAAGGCGCATCATTATGATAATTTGCCCATACACTATTTAAATCTTCATCAATAGTCATATAGTCTTGTTCGGGGGTAACATCAGGTGCATCAGCCCAACAAATAAGTACCATTATGTCAGTTGGCGGCCATTCATCATCCACGCTGATCCAAGTCGGCAACACCTGAGCACTGGCGTCATTCCATGCGGCATCCCAAATCAACCAAGCTTCATGACGAGGACTAGTTGGTAAATATCTGTGTCCTGTTAGTGCCTCTTGTCTATCTAGTTGACGTTTTAAACTTTCATAACTGCAATTACATTTTTTGGCATGAAATCTTTCAAAAGCTTCTCTTTTTTTATTTAGATCAATCATTACCTAAGCCCTCAAATATTCTTCTTTAGTCCACTCAACAAACTCTTTATAAAGTTGTTGAGCGGGTTTGTTTAATCGGTTGTGATAGTCGATCGTTATGCGGCGCCAAGCGACTGGTACCGCATAATGTTTGGTTAGAAACATTGCTTGATCCATGCCTTGCCGGACTATTACATAGCCCAGCAATTGCAAGTAGTACATAAAACCAAGCATGTGTTTTTGGCTTACTTTCTTGTACTGATCTTTCATATTAGAAGCCATCCACTAATAGATAATCAGGCTCTGCTTCTGGTTGAGAAACTGCTGGATTTTCTAATTCATAGCGGCGTTTTCTCACATACCCCATTAGCTTCGGTTGAATCTGCGGATCTCGTGCAGCCACGTCTATTTCCAAAGCATCTAGCGTTGTAAGGTCTGGTGCAGTTTGGATTTGAACCATTAAAGAGGGTGGCTCATTCGCAGATGCCTTTTCTTTTTCTAGCTCTTCAAGACGTTTGTGAGTGGCGAGAAGGATAGGCTTCATTTGTTCGTCATCCCATGTGCGGGTATAACGATAAACCGCATTTACTTCTGCAGGTGTTTTTGACTCTTTTACACGCTGTAGAAGAGTATCTAGGGTTTGCTGATACTCATTGTTTTTTTCTTGCTCAGGTGTAGGCTGAGTTAAAAAATCTTCAGGTGAAGACACATAAGGTTGTTCTGTAATAACAATCGCACTATCTAAAGCTGATCCTATATTTTCTGAAATATCTTCGGATTGCACCAATGAGTCTTCAGAAGTAGTTACATTTGTTTGCTCAGTAATAACAATTGTAGGTTGTTTAACTTCATCAACAATTTCAGAAGTCTTTTCTACAACTACTGTCTGTGCACCTTTTGATTTCTTAGCACGCTGTTTCTTTGGTTCGTCACCTAGGCGAATAACACTAAAATCGTCACTAACTTCAAAACCTAACGCTTTAGATAGTGCTTTTAATTGAAGCTTGGCGTTTTCTGCATCACGTTGAACAAAGCCGCTATTAATAGATTCAATTAATGCGGTGGTTCTAAAATTCACGACGTAAATAGAAGGCGAATATGTAGTAATTACAAAAACATCCTGTCCTTCCTCATATTCATCAATAGTTAATGGCTTTGTGAATGTAATGCCAGCCAGCTCAATAGTTTCGATTTTGATGCAGAATTCAAAACCCGGTTTACCAAAAACAGAAGCGGGGAATTGATCTAAGTCAGAAAAGTCCAACATGTCTCCAATAGGACGACATAGAACAGTTTTACCTTTTTGAAGTGCTGCAAATGCTTCTTGAGCAGTTAAAATATTTTTCATGCTGTCATCCCCGTTTTCGCTAAGGTTTCAATTTCTTGTTTAACTGCCTTAAGTTTTGCCGCTTCAATTTGGATAAGGGCATCGATACCTAAGTGCTCACAAACTGTTTTTACATCGAGGCCACGTTCAGCAATAAAGTTTTGAAGTTCATCTCTTTGTTGATCTGAGATACCGTTAAATTCAGGTGGACTAATCCAAGTGCCACGTTGTTTATCAAACGTGCAATTCAATGCTTTAGCTCTCATTAACATTGCTTGTCGCATGTTCTGGTAATACATGTGTTCTTTATCAAGCGACTCAGTTAATTGATTAAGGTCACCTGCATGCTCAGCTTCTTCACAGCTTTGTTTCCAGTTTTCTAGCTCTTCTTGGGCTTTAGCTGCTGCAAGTTGTGCAGGCGTTAAGGTGTTAATGTGGTCTTTAGCTTGAGTAATCAGGTCAGCCAAGAAAGTGGGATGTGCTTTAAGATCTGGTACCCACACTTCACCAGTTTCACCACCTAAAGCACCTGAGTTTTTCGCATGATGTGTAGGTGAGGGTTTGAAATTAATAACGCGGGCATTTTTACCTTCACCAGTAGTAACAGTTGTTAGATAACCCATGACATCTGCGATACGGTAAAGCTCGTTACGGTTTTTACCACCTAGATCTGGGCGGTAAATAATTTGATCACCGTTTTGATCTTCTGATGCGTGTGCAATGAAAACAACATCTTTACCTAAACTGATCAAAGTATTGATGTATTGCTTGAACGTTTGGTTCGCTAAACCTTGAGCCTTTAACTTTAAAGAGCCATCTTTTTGACGGTTATTTGCCGTAAGTAACAGATGGGTTTTAATGCATTCAAGCATTGCACCCACGGTATCAATGACTACGGTTTTATATGGTGCTAAGTCCTGCGGAGTAAGGTTAGCTACATCACTCCATTGTTGTACCTGTACGACTGCACCACGCCGTAATTCACCAGTACGGTGAGCACCACGGTCAAAGTCAAAAGAAATTGCTTTTTCCGCAGTAAAACCCATCGATGATTTACCTAAACCCGGATCAGCGTATAGGTACACAATAATTGCTTGAACCAATAAAGTTTGGTCAGCAGTAATAATCGGTAGAGCCATTTTTCTTATCCTCATCTAGAGCCGGTGAAGCCGCGTTTTTGCTTGTAAGCTTTGCGGTCATAAGTAGGGATATTTGTTTCACGCAGTTTTATAGCGAGCTGCTTTCTGCGCTGAAAATCGATTTCTTGGGTGAGTTCATTCCAAACTTTTGGATAAGAAGTTCGGAACCTGAACACATTTAAAGGCGTCTTAACTCCGTCTTTAACTTTGTAAAGAACTGAGCCATTAGCATTAGATGCGTACACTTGCCAGCCAATACGAACAGAGTAGAGGCCCTTATCATCACGGCCTAAAAATGACTTGTAGCCGTCGGGGTGCTTTTGAAATGAGTCATCTTTAAGCCTCCACCAACTTGTTACGTTCGATGAAGCCTTTTAGAAGGTCATTGATGTTGCGGATGTCTTCAAATTCGGTGAAATCGTTATATGACTTACCGTTAATGTCAGTAATTTCATTTACCGTGAGTTGAGTAATATCAACAGCGGTAAATTCAGAACCCGGAACGCCGTAACTGTCTGGATGAGCTTCAAAATCAAAGCTAACGTTTAAACGGAAGCTATCTAATTTGATTACGGCAACGCCAGAATGTTTACCTGTGATTTTTGCGGTTAAAACACCGTAAGTACTTGGTTGAGTCTTAGGGGTAAATAGAGAAGGGGCTTCTTTTGTTTGGAAAGCTGGTTGCAATTGGCAAGCAACTAAAGAACCACCAGAGATTGCAAGAGCAGCCATGCTGACAAATGCAAATGAGTTGAAAGGAGGAGCTTTTACGTTCATAATTGATCTCGCATATAGCAAAGCACATCGGACCTGGGGAGGGGCGGTGTGCTTTTTTGTTATCTGGTGAAAATTATTAAACCTTAGATTTAATTTTGATGCAATAGATATTTAAACCTAAGATTGAATTTATTTTAAATTTTAGATTTAATAGACAAAAGAAAACCCACCGTGGTGGTGGGTTGGTCGCTGATTTAACCTGACAAAGGTATTTTTATGAAATTAGATCAGATACTAAATATGCAAATGTTTATTAGCATGGTAACAATACTTGTGAATATTGCCATTTGGTTCACATTTTAAAGAGAGTTCTTATGTGTGAAATAAAGTTGACGAGAGCTGGTCTGTTAATTAGCTTAATACCTCTAATCACCTCAATTGCTTTACTTGTTAAGAGGGTGCTACTGGTGGATATGTCATGAAAATCAAAAACAAACGTATAGTAAATTTTGTGCTTAGTTTTATCTCAATGTGCTCTGTTATCGTTACTCTCATTTTAGTATTGCAACAACACCAGTGACTGCAGCAATTAAGGCCAGCAGCACCCCAACATAAGCAGTCCAATGCGGTTTGCTGGATTTTTTAATCTGTCTTGATGTCAATTCATAGCTTATAGCTTGTAGAAGTGGTGCTGGGATAATTCCGCTTCGGCCTTCACCGCTTAAAAGCATCATTAACTCGTCATCTGAAAGTTGCTTGATTTCTTCTAGCGTTAATTTAACTTTGGGAGGCCTATATTTTTTAGCGGAATCAGGAATAACTACTTTAGGTATCTTATACATATATTCTCTACCGATATGGTTTAAAGCACTGTGTCGGGTCACGGTTTCAATTAAACAAAAAGCTGAATCCGCTTAAATTCTTTATTAGCCTCAATATGACTTCTATAAAATTTATCTTTATCTTCTGAATCAACAAACTCTTTGAATGTGGTTGCTTCAAGAAGTCTGTAAATAAACCTTTCACCTGTTCTAAGCACTACCGTCAACAAGAAGTGTTGATAAAGAACATGGCTGATATTACGGGAGTTAACTTCAATTTTTTGCATATTGTGGATTCCACTTCATTTCCTAATATTCCTCCAACCCTAAACTAATCTTTTTTATTAAATTTCCTGCTGCCCTGAAAACTCAATTCTTGAAATGAAATCAATAGGCAAGGCCAGCTTTTCACCAACAATAGTTTCGAAGTGAATCCATATACCTGCAGCTTCATTTTCAAAATTCACACTGATTATCTTTACTAAGTTGTAAGGCTCCGCAGCCCCCATCATGATGATATTGAAGCGGTGATCTTCACGAACATAAGAAATAAGCATCTGATGAATTGCCATTTGTTCAGTGCTTGTTAGATGCCTGTATTCGTAAAGTTCTGGTGGCATATATTTTTTATTCATTACGAATCTTACCTCATCAACTTCTTCTTATTTACCTTTTCAAGTGCTGTACTTTTCTAGAAAATCATCAACCCAGCCTTGCGCTTGCTCCAAATTACTTATATCTGATAGTTTTAAATTAGTACCTTCAGCTTCATTAAATCCTTCGATTATAGCCTCAAAGATATTTGCTTCATTAATGACCTCACATGCCATTTCAGTAGCGTCATAACTTTGCTTGGCTTTTTTAAGTGAGGCTATTTGTTTTTCAATACCTTCGCCAATTTTACCTAATGCTAATTTGAACTCTTGGCGATTAATCGTTAGCGCAGTTTTGGATTTATTAAGTGTTGCGATCATAATACCATCTTTTCTTTAAAAATTAATTACTTAGCTCGCCTAAATTTCACCATCATAAGAATGAGAAACATATTTACCAATGATGCCAATATGCTCCAAGTCTTGCGGCTCAACGATCTCTCTTTCATAGCTAGGATTATCACTATCAATAATCAAGGCTCCGTCATATCTACGAGATAATCTTTTGATTTTTAGTTCATCACCATACCTGATTGCATACACCTTTCTGTTCTGAACTTGCTCTAGTCTATTAACAGACTTGTCGATAATTACAACGCTGCCGCTTGGTATCCTTGGTTCCATACTGTCACCATCAACATCCACTTCTACAAGATTTTTAGGTGAAACTTTTTTCTTATGAAACCACTCCATGCGTTGTGCGCATCCCGTCATCCTGGTTGTTGGCTCAAATTCAACCAGTCGGCCATTACCTGCGGAAAACTTGACGTCTACATGCGGAATAATCATAAAAGAATTAGGATCGAGGTCATCCGGTGCTTCCCATGCCATAACTGGCCTATATGCATCAGCATTCTCAGGATTGTCAGCCAACTCGATCATTGATCCAGAACCATCTAGCAACCATCCGGCACTTACTCCAGTTAAAGCCGCTAGCTCTTTCAGGGTTTCCTTACCAATTTTCCCCTTTTTCCAGTTAGATGCAGCTTGAGCTGATAGTCCCAATTTGAGAGATGCTGCTGACCATTTTAGATTTGCATAATCAAGTGCTGCTTGGATGCGTTCAGCTATAGATTCCAT